ATTTACGAAAGGCTAAATTTATTGGTGAAAAGTTTAAAACTTCCCTTTCAGATCTGAGAAAAGATGGTCGGTATAAAAATCTGACTTCTATCAATGTGGAAGCTGCTTCTCCTTTAGCCAGTCCAGATTATGAAGAAAATACTGATAATTCTACTTTTAATTTTACTGATGAGCCTCGTAAACAGTTTGTAGTTCACACCTATTGGGGATTTTGGGATAAAGATAAGACAGGCATTGCTAAACCTATTATTGCTTCTTGGGTCAATGATACCATGATCCGTTTGGAAGATTTACCTTTTCCAGATAAAGAACTCCCTTTTGTGAAAGCAGTTTATATGCCGGTACGCAGGTCTATTTATGGTGAACCTGACGGCGAATTGCTTGAAGAGAATCAGCAGATTATTGGTGCCATTACCAGAGGTGCAATTGACCTTATGGGTAAATCGGCGAATGGTCAAACAGGCTTTAAAAAAGGGCTGTTAGATACTACCAATAAGCGAAAATTCAGACGAGGTGAGGATTACGAATTCAATTCTAATGACGATCCCCGACAAGGCATTTATATGCACCAGTATCCTGAGATTCCAGGATCTGCTTATAACATGATCACCTTGCAGAATAATGATGCTGAGAGCCTTACAGGAGTGAAAGCTTTTAATACAGGTATCAATGGTCAATCCCTTGGTTCCAGTGTTGGAAATGGTAGGAGTGCTCTTGACGCAGCCAGTAAAAGAGAGGCTGCTATCCTTCGCAGACTAGGTAACGGTATTATTGCGATTGGACGAAAAATCATTTCTATGAATGCTGAATGGCTCTCTGAAGAAGAAGTTATTCGGATTACCAATGAGAATTTCATAACAGTTCGCCGGGACGATTTGGCTGGAAAATTTGATTTAGAATTAGATATCAGCACTCCTGAAGAAGACAATAAAAAAGCTGAAGAACTTGCCTTCATGCTGCAGACAGATGTGAATATGGATCCAGAAATGAGGAAGATGCTTCTGTCTGATATCGCTCGTTTACGAAAAATGCCGAGCATGGCTAAGAAGATAGAAGATTTTACTCCTACTCCAGATCCTTTGATGGTTGCAGAACAAGAGTTGAAAATTGAATTATTGAAAGCTCAGATAGCCAAAGAAAATGCTCTTTGCGCTAAGCATACAGCAGAAGCAGAAATGAACAATGTGCGGTCTTACAAAGAGGGAACACAGGGAAATCTCAATACTGCGAAAGTCTCAACTGAACAAGCCAAAACAAGAGATTTGGGCAGTAAGGCAGATCGTACTGACCTAGATTACCTTGAGCAGGAGGCAGGAGTTCACCAAGCCCGGGATATTGAAAAAATTAATACTAAAGCACAACGAGATAAAGAAGTTCAAGAATCCAAAGTAGGTAGCAAAAATACTAATTAATTTAAAGTAAGAGGTGGTACAGATGACAGACATCGCACACGGACACAGAACAGACATTATAGTTAAAAACGGGAAATTTTATGGATGGAATGGGGCAGAGTGGGTAGAGACATCCAATCTGGATTTGGGGTCTAGTGGTGTTGAGGGTAGTTTAGATATCTATGCTTCAACTGCACTTAAAGGCAAATTGTCCCTTGATTGTGCAGATCAAGATGGCAATACAGTAGTTCTTTTGACTGCTCTTGCTATGGCTAATTCTGAGACTATTGCGATTCCTGATCCAGGTGCTAACAGCTGGTCTTACTTTTTACTTGGTTCCAATAATAATGATCAATCTCTGGTAACAGCTACTAATACTGAATTGAATTTCGCTGATCTATCTGCACAAACTGAAACTTTAGTTGCCCCTGGTGCTGTATCTGTACTTTTAAAAAATACTAATCTGGAACTTGTTGCAGCCGGTGGTGCAGTTACACTTGCAGCACCAGACGCTACCATGGCTGGTCAACTAAAAACTATCAAGATGACTGTTGATAATGGAAATGTGACCATGGCTTTAACCAATGTCAATAATGTAGCAGGTGCCAGTGCTGGTACAACTTGTACGTTTGATAGTGTTGGTGACACCCTTGTACTTGTAGCATGTGGATCTAAGTGGATAGTTATCGGTAACAACGCCGCTGCGATTAGCTAACAATTTTATAAATAATTACCTCCCCTGAAATCAGGGGAGGATTCAAAAAATATTTCTATATTTAACCTGGAGAGCAACATGAGTAAAACCGAAGATTTAGCAGCACTGGATATCGAGATCGCACACTGCAAACGAGTTATTGAAGAATCAGATAGACTAGAGAGATTGGATAAGAATCCAGATTTTAAAATACTATTCTTAGAAAAATACATCAAAGATGAGGCTGTTCGTCTGGTTAGTTTAAAAGCTAGTTCAGCTATGCAAGATCCAAAACAGCAGCTTGTTCTTGATCATCAGCTATTCGCAATTGCCTATTTTAACCAACACTTAATATTTATGAGAGCTGCAAATACGAATGCGAAAGCTGCCTTAGAAGTCAACTTAGCAGAAAGAGAAGCACTTTTACAAGAAGGTGAGGAGGAAGTCTAATGGCTGATCCTACTACTGAACTAGATAATGAATTAGACATATCTGATGAGGACTTCGCTAAACTTCCTATTCCAGGTGAAACTATTTCTGAGCCTGCTATAGAGGAAGCAATAGCGGATCCCATTATTGAGCCTTCTATAACAGAAGAGACTGAAGAAGAAATAGAAACAGCTAAGCCTGATGTAGAACCAGTTGTTGAAAAAACAGAAGAACCTGTTGCAGAAACAACCTCTCCTGCAACAATGGATTACCAGGCTGAGTACAACAAACTGACTGCTCCTTTCAAAGCCAATGGCTCTGAGATGCAGATTAAGAATACTGATGATGCCCTTAAATTAATGAAGATGGGGGCTAATTATCATAAGAAGATGGCAGGACTTAAGCCTTCTTTAAAGACACTAAAGCTTTTGGAACATAATGGGTTACTTGATCCAGAGAAATTAAATTTTCTGATTGATATCCATAATCGAAACCCAGAAGCCATTACTAAGCTTATCAAGGATAGCAAGATTGATCCTTTAGATATAAACGTCACTGCAGAGAGTAAATACAAACCCACCCATAGAAATGTGAGCGATACAGAGCTGGACCTTGATTCGATTCTTGAAGATATTCAAGACACTCCGAGTTACACCAGAACTCTTAATGTCGTTACCAAGGATTGGGATGAAGCGAGTCGTACTGCTGTTGCCACTGCGCCCCATATTATTTCGTTAATCAATGGGCATATTGCAAGCGGGATATACGATAAAGTCATGGGTGCTGCTAATTACGAGCGTAGCCTGGGGAACTTGAAAGGCATTTCTGATTTTGATGCCTATAAACAGTTAGGAGATATTTTACATGCTAGAGGTGACCTTACGTTAGGTGCTGATGGTAAACTCCTTTCTGCTCCAGTTAAATCCGAGTTGCCAGCAGCAGATAAGATGTTGGTAAGACAAACTTCTAATTTGAAAGAAGCTGATCGTATTAAAAATAAGAAAGCAGCCGGACCCGTAAAGACTACTCAGACACCGGCTCGTCAAAATTATAATCCTTTGGCTCTATCAGATGAGGAGTTTGATAAATTTGATGTCAAACAATTCCAAACTTAAACTTAAAAGATAGGATTAAAATATTATGTCTGATGAAATGATGTACAACGACCCCATTGGCGGAACTGCTTCTGAGATTGGTTCTCAGCTAACTACTTACTATTACCAGAAAAAAGCTCTTATCGAGATGAAGAAAGAGCAGTTTTTCTCTCAGCTTGCTGATACTGTCAGTATGCCTTAATTTTAGGGCCTTATACGAGTAATCTTATAAGCAAATTACGTGAACTCAGGGAAACTCTGACCAGATCGTGCTGAAGACAATCCTGAGCCAAGACTTGGAATGTTTTAAATATGCTGACTGTAAATAAATACAAAAAAATCCTCTTAGAAGAATTTTACCTGGATGGTGATGACCTCACTATTCGTAGGAAGAAAGATGGCTGGAGGGGTAAGTATTTAAAGGGTGATAAAGTAAAACCTTTTAGAATGGTGATAGTTGGTAACCAGGTTTATGGTGGTATTCATATACCA